GATATCGAAACTATGGAAGTACTAACCAGTGTACCCAAGTTGGGATTGCTAGACGCTGGGATGGTGTTGGGGCATAAATTAGTCGGTCTTGATTCTTACAAAGATGACGACAGAGGATTTCAAGCTCTCGAAGTTTACCTAACTGGCATAATGTCACGAGACAACCCCAATCTGAGCGAAGAACAGCTTTGGGTTGGGTTTCTACTGTATTACGGTAAGTACAGAACAGCTTCTAGTCGTATAGAAGCTCGACCGGAAAACTACACAGTCCCTGAACGGGCCGGAGGTTTCACGATAAAGATGTCTGGTGTAGAACGTGCGTTCGATGAATTGCAACGCAATCGCAAGGATATGAATGTTAGAAGGAGGTTCAACGCTAGCAAAGCGGATTTGGCGCTTTTTACATTCCGACGGTTGGGAATCAGTTTCAAACCATTAACGAATTTGAATGTACCTGAGAAATTCGCATACTTGCATTTAGACTACTACAAGTATATCGAGACTCGATACCTTACGGATGAAGAGAGTCTGATTATAAACAACATCTACAAAGAGGTTGATAAGATGTGCACTGAAAGGACTTTAGCTCTGCGTTCGAAAACTAAGAAGGCGGACGAGGTCGTGGGAAGACACAATCGTAAGCAGAAGAGTGAGTCCAAACACGAAGGTCGAACCAACGCACAGCGCTGGGGTAAGGTTATAAACTTGCGTCGTCCAGGGATTAACGAAGACTTTAACTTACTTAAATTGAGGTCGACTTTATACAGCGGCGTTGCTGGAACTCAGAATCATGGGCGATAAGAAAAGCAACGATTACGACAGTTCAATGCAAATTCAGAAAATTAACGAAAGCTCTAGCTCTATTTTGTCCAACATGAATAAAGACAAATTGGAAAGGTACTTCTCAAACACAACGTACGACAGCTGCGAATTTGTGGACTCCGACAGATTCAATAGTTTGGAAATAGACGAAATATGCGGAGTGCTTAAGGAAGGGTTTAAAACACATTTAAAGACGGTGGACGAAGATTTTCCGATACACATAACGTGGTTTTTAATACGAGCTGCCAAAGTGTCTACTAGTGAACGTACCACCTATAAATACTCTTATAGTTACGAAATTAAAGGAATGAAATACGTGGTGCAGGACTCCTGGATTTTTCCAACCGTGAAGTCAGCAACAAAAAAGTTTGGTAGACAAAATAGCGTGCGAGTGTTTTGCTCGACTTTCTCAGAATACTATCTCGTGGTGGCGGCTAAATTAGATCCCGCCGTTTTCACTGGAAGGTGTTTTGCGAGGAAAGGTTTACCAGCGAAACGCGAGTACCTGGGGGCAGATTTCGTGAACGGTAACGAGTCGGTTCTGGAGGACCGAGAACGCGCTATGTCCATCGTCGCCACAGAAAACACTCTCAAGAGAGCTAGTTTTAACTTAGCTGAAAAATCTTTAATAAGTCTGTACGACTTATAAACAAGGTTTTCTCTTCCAACTCAGTTTGAAGAGTGAACATATAAATAATTTTGAGATAAATCATGGCTTTATCAGGAGCAGAACAAATAAACTTCGACGTTAGCACGGAAGGGATATCGGCTACTCACAACGCTGATGGTATTTTAGCGGAAGATGAAAAGAAATTGTTCATCGGTGCCATCACGGACGCTTTTGAGAAGAAAGGAGTTGCGAAAGAGTACTTCGGTTTCTGCTTAGGTCACCTTTTGGTTGCTTTAGCTGTTCGAGGTACCTCTCCGGAAACCGAACACAGCAGCAACACGGAACTTACTAGACTAAAACTGAAGGACAAGGAGGTGAGCATAGATTACGGTGATTTATTCAAAGCTATAAGCACTATGAGCAAACTCAATAACAAGAAAAACCCCGTGAGAATCTTCGCTAGGTCATTTAGTGATGAATATCTCAAATTCGCAGCGAAACTTGGCAATGACATGCCTCGACTGGTTCGCGGAGATGCTTTAGGTCTACCCGCTGAACACAACTACCTAGCCGCTGATTTTATTGTGGCCAACAAGAACATGAGCGATTTAGAACAAGCTAGAAAATTGCATGCTAGCATTCACGCTCTCGCTAAGAATTCCGTTTCTGACGGTGAACCAATCACAAACCTCCACAAATTTGGTCGTGGAGCCAATAAGTGAGATGGTGGATGACGTAGCAAGCTCGCTTTCATCGTACCAGTGTAAGATCTTCGATGATGATTGTGTCTACTCTCTAAACCTAGATCTTACGAATGCGGCGGAACATCGTCGTATTGATTTAGTAGTCGACTATAATATTCTAATCTTCTCGTCCGTGTTAAACAATGATTCGAGTACTATACAATTCGAAGGAGCGTCAGAACTGTTGTCTATTCTACGGGAATTCAATTGTACTATCAAAACCTCTTCACGAATGGTGTACGATGTAAAACAATGTTCAAAGTTTCTTAGAAATCATTCCAGTGAATCTGGTGTTGTAATTTTATTTCGAAAAATAAATTGCACTATTGCGTTCACGATGGATTGTAAGAACCTTCGCGGTTTCGAAGAAATAATACTGAACAGGAAAGGCGAATGTTTACATCGCGCTGGTACGTCAATGAAAACTTGTTTAGATTTCGTGCAACAGAATGACAAAAGTCTCATAAGCAATTTTTGCTTACTGTGGGGTAAACACCAAGAACTTA